GCGCACAGAGCGATCCACACCCCGGAGGAGACGGTGGCGGAGAACGTCTCGGCCACCCCGGACGACGCCAGCAGCCCATCGAAAACCGACAGACCCGCCTTCGGTGCCGCGGTCTCATCCGCGAACGCCTCGGTGGTCTGCGACGTCAGCGCCGTGCTGAATGTCGGCGCGGTGGCGATGGCATTGAAGAAGTTGAGGACCGCTCCCACCACGAACTCGTTCGCAGCGGTGGTCGCTGCGGTGGCCCCCGAGTTCGGCGCCGTGCTGGTCGCGGTGGCCCTCGCCACCTTGTCAACGAAGGTTGCGGTGTCCTGGCCGGACACCTCGATCACCGTCATGGCGCAGCCGCCGGTCGCAGCCGACAGGGTGGCGGTGACCGTCAGGCTGCCGCCGGTGACGACCTGAGCGCAGACCCAGACGTCGATGAAGGCGACGGTGCCCGAAGCCAGCCTCGCGCCGGGGAACTGGGTGAACGTGTTGTGGGTGTCCGAGACACCGGTGACGGTGTCGGCGCTCGCCGCGTCGTGGTTGCCGATGATGCAGATGAGCCCGTTGCCGACCCCGACGCCGGCCAGGGTGGCGGCGACAGTGCCGGAGGCGGCGCCCAGGACACCGGAGCCGGCGGCCTGAACCCGGGCTGGCGCCATTTAGGCGCCAGTGTCGGACCAGATACCCCCCGCCGGCACAGTCAGCGTGTACGAGCCGCCGGTGCCGAGCTGCGCACCCCCAAAATCCCAGTAGCAGATCGGGAAGTTGGTGGCATCGGTGCCGCCGATATCGTCGAAGAACACCGCGTAAGCCGGGTTGAACGCGGCCGCCGCGGTCGTCCAGACCGGCGCCGTGCACGACAGCACATAGCCGTGACCGGTCAACGTCCACGTCACACCCGCCAACGCCTGCCCGCTCAAATGGCTGTTGGCGTTCTGGGTGTAGTTACTGCCACCCACCCCGGTGGCCAGTTCGGTGAACCCGGTCGCCGCCTTGATGTCGGTCATCGTGGCCGCGCTGTCCTGAATGGTGATCAGACCGGTCGTCGCCGCTGTCAACAGGATGACCCGCAGCGGGTCCGTGGTGACGTTGACCTGCTTGGTGCCGAGAGCATTGATCCAGCGAGAAAAAGTGTGGGCGGTGTACGCCATCAGCGGCTCCTCACAGCTACAACTTCACGTTGACCTTGACGCCGCCCGCCTTCTTGGCGTCGTCGATCACGCCGGACAGGTCGTCGATCGCCGAGCCGTCCGGGCGGTCCAGGTCCGGGCTGTACGGGATACCGACGAACTGCTGCCACGCCTTCTTGGCCGCCAGCCGGGCGGCCGGCGCCGACAGCACGCCGGTCACCACCAAGGCGTTGAGCGACTGGGCGAGAGAGACCAGCACCGTCGCCGTCACCTGGCTGTCGGCGGCGGCCACCTCAGGGCCGTGCACCTCGACGCACTGCGCGGTCGGGATCGTGATATCAGGGCCGCCGGCCGGGGTGCGCACCGTCACCGTCGCCGGCAGCCGTTTCGCGGCGACCGCCCGGTCGACGACGAAGCGGAGCAGCTCGGTCTGATGGTGCAGCCACATGTTCTGCACCGAGCCAACCCGGCGGCGTACCGGTTCGGCCATCGTCAGCGATGTCGCCCGGTTGGCGCCGTCCGGCTCCGCGATCCAATGCTTCGCCAGCCCCGCCCCGCCGGCGATGTTCGTCATCAACGCCCCGGAGGTGACGGTATCCTCAATGGCGCCCACCTGGGCGAACGTCGGTTTCCACTGCACCGACTTGTTGTGCACCTCGACGCTGCCACTTTTCGGGACGTGTTGCCCGCCGCGGTCCCGCACGAACTTCTCGACCTGCTTCTGGTCGCCGTCGACCTCGACATCCCACACCATGTAGCGGGCCAGCGCGGTCCGGTCGACAAGGTTGTTGAGAACAGTGTCGTAGGAGTCGAGGTCGTCCAAGATGGGCATGAGGAACGGGTCGCCCCGTTGATCGGAGACCAGAGCGTTGAACGACCGCCAAAACTGGCAGTCACCGGTCCGCAGCCCGGTCAGATCGTCGACCTGGGCGATGGTCAAAACCTTGTCGTCGCCGCCGATCTGGGACAGACGAACCTTCGCCGGCCACAGCACATTGCCGGATTCGAGCTCGACGTCGATGATACGGGTCGGGTCCAGCGGGTTGATCCGGCACACCCCGGTCGTCTCGCCTACCAGCATCTGCGGCAACGACTCGCCGTAGATCAGATGCTCCCTGAAGAACAGTTCCTGGCGGTGGCGCATGTCGACCCGAGGATCGTTCCAGAAGGCATCAATGACCAGCTGCACCTCCGGGTCCTGGGCGTGGATCGTCAGCCCCGAATCCCCGACGGCGAAGCTGGTGTAGGTGTCGAGAATGGCCCGGGCCATCGGGTTGGAGCGGTAGGCCGCCACCGAGAACGCCCGGGCCTTCTCCCGGGTCCACATCGGGATCTGCCGGCCGGTCTGGCCGACCCGCACGAACCCGGCGTCCCCGTCGATCGGGTCGATGCCATAGGTGCCGGCGGCGCCGGTGGCGATCAGCTGGTCGATGGTGGCCTCGGTCGCCCGGGAGGTTTTGGCGGCGGTGAGCCGGCGGGGCAGCAGGCTGCGCATCAGGTTCGCAGGATCCGGGCCAGCTCGGCCGCCTCGGCTTCGTCGGCGGCGACAGCGTAGCGGGCGTGGACCTCGCCGACGGCCTCGGCCTTCTCCCGTCGAAATCTCTCTTTCTCCCGTTCGAGCGCCTTGGCCACCGCGGCGGCGGTCACCTCGTCCTCGCCGCGATTCGTCTCCAGGCCGTAGGCCATGGCGGCCAGGGCGACACCGGCCACGATCAGCGCCGCGAACGGGCCCGCCAGCCCGGCGGTGCCCGCGACGATGGCGGCAGCAGCCGCTATCACGAGAAGGTTTGCGCTCAAATCGTCAGCCTCGCCTTCGGTCGGTAGACGTTGTCGGTGCCGGGAGGTTCGCTGCGGGCCGTCGCCGGCTCGTAGCTCGTGTCGCCGGATGCGATGGCGTCACCGCGGGCCTCCCACGACAGGCAGCCGGCGACCGCCATGTCGATCTTCAGCCGGCTGTTGCGATGCTCCTTGGTGATCACATACAACGGCAGGCCCTCTTCGTCGAGAGCACGGATGTCACGTTTGCGGGCGTTAGCGACATGGGCGGCGAAGGCCGGGTCGCCGTCGTGGGACAGCTCCCCGGACCGCTGGGCGGTCACATAGGCCCGCACCGCGTAGCCCATCTGCTTGTCCCGGTTCGTCCACCACGAGACCACCCGCTCGCCCCACCGGCCCGACCAGCGGTCCATGGCCGCCTCCCACCACGGCGGATCCCCATACATCCGCCACACATCGAAGGTGTCGAACGCCTCGATCACCGCGGCGTCCACCGACGCCTCGTCCACCTCCCAGCCGTCCGGCGCGTCCTCAGGCCGAGCCCAGCGCCCGAGCACGAACTGGTGGCCCGAGCCGATGACAGTGCCGATCAGGGCGGTGGTGTCATGGAACCGGGCGCCGTCAAAACCGAGCGTCACCCACGAGCCGGGCGGCACCACAATGTCCGGGCGGGCCAGCTCCGCCCACCGGGCGCCGTCAAACGCGTGGGAGGCCGACTGGACCACCTCGTTCAAATAGAAGCGGCGGGCGTCGTTCTCGTCGGTGGCCGAGTCGGCGATCTCAGCCATGATCCGGTCGACGTCGATCCAGCGGGCATCCCCGTAGACATGCCTCAACGCCTTGCGCAGCTCCTGCTTGTTCTTCAACGACACGACCCCCGGGAACTGGCGGTGGTCGTACAGGAGGCCCTCCTGGCCGGCCTGCGCGGACTTCGCCGACTCCTCGGCCACCGATCTCTGGCCCGGGACGTAACAGTTGCTCGCCTCGACAGTCCGGCCGCCCGTCTTGCCGGTGTTACGCCGAATCGTCGCCGCCAGCCGGACGCCGCCGGTGTTCGGCAGCCACAGCTGCGTCTCGTCAAGTGCCCCGAACGTGACCCGCTGACCTTCCCTCGAGCCAGCGGCCGACGTCACCGGCTCGATACGGCCGCCGCCCGGGGTGAACACCCGTGTCTGGCCGACATCGAGATGGAACTCGTCGCCGGCCGTGCCCTCCCTCAACATCTCGACCAGCAACGACCAGTTGTTCGTGGTCTGAGACTCGGAGCCGGCGGCCAACTGCACCCACGGTGTCGGCCACGGCGCCCCCACCGGATTCCCGTCGGCATCCCACCCGTCGAAACAACAGGGCCCGCATCCCTCGAACGCCGACGCCGTCGCCAGCAGCGGCCCTTTCCCCCATCCCTTCGGTCGCACAATGGTGGCCCTGCGCACCACCGGCCGGCCGGTCACCGGATGGAGGCGGTACAGCCGCACGAAAAACCTGGCCTGCTCGTCGGTCAGGACAAGCGGCTCACCCCGGTGCGGTCCGTCCGGGATGACAAGGAACTCCTCGATCCAGTCGAGAGCCAGCCACCCGAGCGAAGGGAACTCGCCCGCATACTCAGGCTCCCGCCAACGGTCCATCATCGACCACCTTCAACTTCCGGCGCGGCCGGGCGATCGGCGACACCTTCGCCTCGGTCGGCGGGCCTATCCGCCAGCGCAACTGCAGCATCGCCCGAGGGTTCAGGCCGAGCCGATCCTCGATCGCCCGCATCTCGGCCAGCAGCGAAGCCGAAGGCTCGTCCGCGACCCACAGCCGCTCCCACAGCAACGCCAGCCGTTCGACGACCTCCGGGCTCTGCCACATCGTCGCCTGAGGTGACGCCCACAGCCGAGCCCACCATCTGCGGGTCCTCGGATCCCACTTGCGGACCGACGACAGCCGCGGCGGCGGACCCGGCCGTCCCTCCGCCGGCAGAGTCGTACCCGCGAACGTCGGCGGTTTCCGGTTCCGGCGCTGGTCGTCAGGTTTCGGCATCGGTCCAGGCAGTCCAGGCAATCCAACCTCCCAGCCGGGAATCTTGTACATATTGCGAAGCGAGGTCAATGGTCACGGCGGCCACCGCACCAAACGGACTTTTGCCGCAGCCAACGCTCAGGTCGGGCGGGCACCCCGACTGCTGTTGCAGCGACGGCAGAGCACCTGTCTCGGCCCATCGTTGCTGCCACCCTGTGCCAACGGGATGATGTGGTCGGCGCACAGGTCGTGGCGGATACCGCAGGGCCCGGCGTGGAGACGGCATCCCTGGCAGGCGCAGACAGGGCTGGCTGCGACGATGGTGCGGGCGTTGTCTTGGTCGGCTCGCCTGATCTTGCGTCTGGCTTGGTGGTGGGTGGGGCAGCGGCTGCCGCCTGGGGTGGCCAGGGCAGGGCAGCCAACCTCGATGCACACCTTCATTGTGTGACAATGCCCAATCGTTGTTCGATGGCGGCCAGGCGTTGTGATAGTGGGTCTTCGGGTGGTGGCTGGGCTTTGGTGTGGTGGGCTCGTAGCGTGTAGGTGTGTTGGCGGGCGGTGGCGACCACATCGTCGAGGGCGTTGTCGGGGGCGTGGACGTGGAGCCAGGTGGTGTTGGTGTCGTGCTGGCCGTCGGGGTGTTGTTCGGTGGCGGGTATGGCGGGCATGCCGTGGTGGTGGCCGGGCTCGACGGTCCAGCCTTGGTGGCCGAGGGCGTTGCGTAGGGCGGGTGCGAATTGGCTGGGCCCTGATAGCACGACGGTCAGCTCATCCATCGGTCACACCCTCTCTTACCAGGTCAGGCCACCCGGTAGGCGGCCAGCTCGAGCGGCGAGTCGGCGGACGCTTTCAGGGTGACGTTGCAGGAAGAGCCGTGCTGCACATACAGGTTGAACACCTGGCCGCTGGCGACCACGTCGACCGCCATGTTCAAAGGCCCGTAGGTGGTGCCAACCTGGCCCATGTTGGCCGCGAACGATCGGATTCGCACCGTGGTCGACGTCCCTATGGCGACGGTCGGATTCCCGGCTACCGACACCGCCGTACCGGTCGCCCGTAGCATCACGGTGTAGGTGTTGCCGTCGTTCGGCATGGTGATCGACGGGCTGCCCGTCACCACAGTCCAAGTGGCCGCCAGCACCGCCGTGACGAGGTCGGCGGTGACAAGAGTAGCGATCGTCTGCCGTTTGCCGAACACGTCGACACCGGTCGCCATGGCTGTCCAGCCGGCCGTGCCGGTGCCCGTCTCCTTCACATACAACGTCGTCCCGCCGGCACCATCGGAGCGCCGGAACAGGGTGCCGACCGGGGCGGCGACGACACCGGTCGGGTCGCCGGTGCCGTTCAGGACCCCCAGGTCGGTGCCGGTAGCGGTGCCCAGCTGAATGCCCCCAGAGAACACGTTGCGGTTCCCGATCCGGGTGCCGGACACGGTGGCGGCACCGTCCAATCGCAGCCCGGCCTGGGCGTGCCCTTGGGTGACGTTGCCGTCGATGTCGGCGCCGCTGGTGGTCCCGGCGATCGCGATGCCGATCACATCTAGGGTCGAGTCGATCTTGAAGCATTTGTTGCCGCGGATTGTTGGGCGGGTGGCGTTGGTGGCGCTGATGTCGCCGATGGCAGTGGTGTTGGACACATTGTTGTTGCACGGGTTGTCAATGCACACGTTGTCCGCGACGGTGTTGTCGGTGCCGAGATCGCCGATGCCCACCGCCCCGTTGTGCCGGCAGATGTTGAAGGTGCAAGTGGTCTTGGTCGAGGCGGCGTCCATGGTGATGCCATGGTCGTAGCCGTCGGTGCACTGGTTGAAATGGATGTGACCCCGGTCGGAGACATAGTCGATCTGGTCGGCCCAGCCACGCTTCAGCCGGTTGCGAGTGATCCAGATGTCGCGGTTGCCGGTGCTGACGGCGATCTGGTAGACGGGCCAGAGGTGGGCATTCACTTCGTAGCGCGTGCCAGCAGCCGGGGTGACCGAGGCGCCGGTGACAAAGTCGAACCAGCGGTCGGTGGTGATGGTGGTGCCGGTGGAACTGACCACCCGGCCCAGCACCACCTGGTAGACCGTGTACGCCGCTCCGGCGGCCGGGGCTAAAACGAATGAGCGGTCGGTGTCGGACAGCCATTCCTCGACCTTGATCGTGGTCGCCGAATCCACGTTCGATATCACCGCGAACGCGGTGCCGGCTCTTACGATGTGGCCGACCTTGACACCGGCGGCCACGAACCCCGCTGCGGTGTCGAGCAGGTAGGTGCCGCCATAGCTGACGGTGCCACCCGAGTTGGCGGCCAGCGGGGTGAGTACCCGCACGCCTTGCTTGAATCCGGTGGTCAGCCCGGCGAACGCGGCGCCGGTGTCGGTAAGCACCGTGGCCGAATAGGTGACGGCCCCGCCCGATCCGCTGAAACCGTAGGGCAGTGTGTACCAGCCGAGGTCGCCGACGTTGTTGTCGATCTGGATGGTCTCGGATTGGGCGCCGGCGGCCACGGTGATGCCCTGGAGGGTGTAGTGCCAGCGGTTGTCGTGGATCTTGCCGTTACGGGTGCCGAACCCGGCAGTGATAGCGGTGCAATACGAGGTGCCGGGGTCCACGAACAGGCAGTTGTCGATCTCGAAATCGCTCAGATTGCTGAGAGTGATCCCAGCGCCGGGGCTGTTGGCGAAACGGACCCGATGAACTCGCAGCCCGGAGAAGGCGTAGGCATTGACCAGCAGCGACGAGGCTGAGCCGGGGGCGCCGGGGTTCGGGTTGTCCCAGTCCAACGCCAAATCTTGGACGGTGACGTTCTGGCAGTTCGACGCTGTGGTCGCGGCCAGCAGAGCGGTCGCCCCGGCCCCGGTCTTCTTCTTGATCGTGGTGGCCCACATGCCGGCCCCCTGCCAGGTGACGTTCGCCTTGGAGAACACCACCTGGGCGGCCGCTATGTAGACGCCGGGCCCGAAGTTGACGACACCACCCGACATCGGCAGCGCCGCCTGAGCGGCCAGGATGGCGGCGGTGTCATCGACACCGCTCGGCGGGCCGACATCGGCCCACGGGCGCCCTGAGGCGAACAGCACGTCCTTGGTGATTGTCTCGGCCGGGCCGGCGAGGTGAAGGACTGCCGAGTCGAGCGCCCTGGTGGCCTCGACCCCGGTCGCCCTGGCCGTCTCTGTCGTGAGATCAGTCGCCAGCGCGTAGGTGAAGATTTGCGGTGCCGCCAGCAGCGGCACCAACGCCGACAGATCAACCGGGGTCACCGCCCGCGGCAACGCGAAATATTGGGGTGCGCCGACCCCGCCAACCGACTTCACAACCCGGTACACGTTCCCTACCGGCAGCGTCCCGGGATCGTCCGTCGCGTACAACACCACCGACCCGGCACCGGCCCGTAACGGCACCTGCACCGGGGTCGCCGGGACTACCTGGGTGCCGTTGCGCATCTCGACGACCGGTGTGAACGTCAGATGGCCGTCGGGTAGCGACCCGTCGGCGGAGGCGAACGCGAAAGTGACCGTTACCGGTGTGAACGCCACCTACGAGAGAGCCCGCTGATACAGGAAGTGGTAGGCGGCGACAGCGAGGATGAAACCGACTGTCCCGCAGAACAGCAGCCCACCCCAGCCGCCACCGGCCAGCTGCTCTCTCACCTCGACAGTGATGTACTCGTGACCGTGCCGTTTGAGCCAGATGTCGAACGGGATCCATGGCAGCAACGCCAACGCCACACAGATGAGGCCCAACACAACGCCGATGTTGGATTCGTCGGTGGCCATCAGGGGACGGCAGGCGCGGATGGCGGGTCGGTGGGAGTGGCTGGCCCGCCGAGCAGCCCTGATGGTGGCACTATCACGGTCGGGTCGATGCTCGTCGGGATCACGAACTGCTCTGTCGTTCCTATTCGTCGGGCCGGCACGAGCACCATGCCCTCCGGCACCGTGCATGGCGCCCCCACGCCGCCTCCCAGGGTGACCGCCGGGGGCAGGTTGCGGAGAGGAGTCACGTTCGCTCTCGTCAACGCGCCGACGAACGCGGCGATGACGGCGTCGATGCCTGCCAGCTGGACGGGGGTGACGACGAGACCGTAGGCGGCGCCGAGGTTGACGGCCGCGCCCAATAGGGCGAACGCTAGGGCCGGGTTGTTGAGGACACGTTCCCACAGGGCTGACATTTCGTCGCCTCCTGAGCGGGTTCACTGTGGCCTGGGG